CTTGGACTGGCCAAAGCTGCACAGGAATTTGGAAGCGAATATTTCGGCTCAGGTGGCCAGATGACTGGTATTTTGTCCAGTGATCAGCCGTTGAAGAAAGAGCAAATGGATGTTATCCAACATTCATGGAACAAGGCCAACACGCAAGGCGGAACCAAGCTGCTGCCATTTGGTTTCAAATATTCGCGAATCAGCATTAGCCCAGACGAAGCACAATTCATTGAAACGCGGAAGTTCCAGGCGGAGGAAATTTGCAGGATTTTCAGCGTTCCGCCCGCTTTGGTGCAGCTGGAGAGCCAAACCACGTACAACAATGTGGAGCAGCAGAATTTGATGTTTGCTCGGCACACCATTACACCGTGGGCCAAGCGCATCGAGCAGGAAATAGACCGCAAACTCATTCAATCACGGGAGCGGCCACAGATTTACAGCAAGTTCAATTTGAACGATTTGTTTCGCGGTGACATGCAGGCCCGCGCCGATTTTTACACCAAAATGCTGCAAAACGGTGTTTTGAATATTAACGAAGTCCGAGAAAAGGAGGATCTAAACCCAACGGTTGGAGGTGACGTGCATTTGGTGCAAGTGAACCAACTGGCGTTGGATCGCGTGGGTGAATATTCGGACAAAATTTCAAGCAATGAAGGAACAGGAACAATTTGAACAGGAAATCCGCCAGCAGTACGGTGAAAACGTGGAGCTGCGAACAGCCGAAGTGCGCGCGGCGGAAGGTGATGATTTAATCATCGAAGGTTATGCAGCCAACTTTGAACAAACCACTGATTTGGGTTATTTCAAGGAAAACATTGCACGCGGAGCCTTTGATAACGTGTTGGAGGATGATGTACGCCTGCTGCTGAATCACGCTGGAGCACCTATGGCACGCACCACCAACGGCACCTTAGAGCTAACCATTGATGATGATGGCTTGCGTTATCGCGCAGCTTTGGCAGATACGCAGGATGGCCGCGATTTGTACAAACTCATCAAGCGCGGCGATATTTCGCAAAGCAGCTTTGCATTCACCATTGAAGACCAAACATGGAGCGAGGACAGAAGCACCCGCACCATTGACAAAGTAGGCCGCCTGCTGGACGTTAGCCCAGTGACCTACCCAGCATACCCAACAACCACCGTAAGTGCTCGGAATTACTCTGCTGCTGTTGCTGAAGTAGTGGAGGAGCGCACGGAGGATGTACCCGATATGACCGAAAATAAACCCGCTGAAGAAGCGAAAACGGCTCCGGCTGAAGTTCGTAATTTAGCACCAACAATTTCTCCAAAAATGACTCTCAATGACCTCAAAGGCCAACGCTCCGCACATTACGAGGAGTTTGTAGCCATCGGCCAAAAAGCAGACAGCGAAGGCCGCGTTATGACTGAAGCAGAACAGGAACGCTGCGATAAGTTGGACAATCTCATCTCTGACCTTGACGTGAAAATCAAGCACAAGGAGCGCGAGCAGCAAATGGTTGCACGTAGCATCTCCGGCCATTCACCATCTACCAGCGAGCAGCGCGAAGTAGAGCGGGTGCACGGTGCTTTTTCTTTGTCTCGTGCCGTTTCTCAGGTAGCCAATGGCCGCAACTTGGAAGGTGCAGAAGCTGAATGGGCGCAGGAAGCAGCCAAGGAGGCCCGCAGCCAAGGTTTGCAAATGGCTGGACAAATCGCCATTCCATCCATCGCTTTGCGTGCTGGAGCTGCTGACGATTTCCAGGCTGGATCTGGTGACGGTTCCGGATTTGTTCCAACCAACGTACCAGGTGCTATCGAGGCCTTGCGTGCTCCATCAGTAATCGAGCAGCTTGGAACCACAGTAATCCGGAACGCTACCGGATCATTGAAGTTCCCACGGGTTTCTGCTTTGGCAGCTGGAACAGGTGAAGGCGAAGTAGATGCTAACGCAGCATCAGGCATGGAAATGGACGAGTTGACCCTCACGCCACAGCGTGTATCAGCGAAGACCGTTTACAGCAAGCAGTTGGTGTTGCAAGGTGGTTCCGAAGTCGATCGTTTGATTGCTGCGGAATTGGCTGCGGCGATGAACGCTTACATTGACGATACCGCGTTTGATACTATCCTGGCATCATCTGCAATCAACGCCAGCACATCAGGTGACACGGCTTTGGCTGCTGCTTTGGCATTCAAGATGGAGGCCGATGTATTGGCAGACGGTGGTAACCTCGGTGGTGCTTCCTACGTTATGTCTCCACTCGCTTACGAGTTGAGCAAGGCAGAAGCAGCCGTTTCCAGCGTTAGCGCACTGTGGGAAAATGGTCTGTTCAACGGATACCGCGCAGTGGCCACGCCATACCTGGTTAACGGTTTGTTGGCTGACGCATCCACGGTTGCTGGTCAGATGTTGTTTGGAAACTTCGCACAGGGTGCCATCCTCGCTTACTTCGGTGGTTTGGACATCCTCGTAGATCCATACACTGCTGCCAACAAGGCGCAAATCACGCTGCACGTAAATCGTTTCTTCGATTTCGATGTACGCCAGCCTGGAGCACTTGCAAAAGCAACGCAATTGACGTAATCTCGTTTCGTTTGTTTGTGTGTTTGGAGGGTGGGCCTTTTGGCTCACCCTTTTTTTGTTCTTCGTAATTTGCAGGCATGTACAGTTACAGCATCGAATACACCAGCAGTGCCACGCCCGCCGATATTGTGAGCACAGCCAACCTCAAAGCGCACCTACGGGTGGATCACAGCGACGAGGATACGTTCATTGAGGCACTGCGCGATGCAGCCATTGAGCACGTGGAGAGCTACTGCAATATCCGCCTGGGCGATGTTACGGCTGTGCTGTACTTGGATGGGTTCCCGTGGATGGCGGAGGTGCCCGTCGGTCCCGTTAGCGCAGTAAGCGAAATCAATTACAACGATACCACCACGACCACAGCAACGTTAAACAGCACGCGATACTATACGGACCTAACCCGCAAGCCCGCCCGCATTTCGTTTATTGACCCGCCAATGGTGGCAGATTACGTGCACAACGCTGTGCAGATTAGCTTAACCGTGGGATACGCTGAGGCCGATGTCCCAGCAGCCATTGTGCATGCGATTAAGCTCATGGTGGCACACTGGTATGAAAACCGGAGGCAGGTAATTACGAGCAACCCGTATGAGATACCAATAGGCGTGCATTCATTGTTGAACCCGTACCGAATCATTAACGCCCGATGAATATAGGCCACATGGATCGGCGCATTGCCTTGCAAAGCACCACACTAACCACCAACGATTATGGCCAGCGGGTGGCTTCATGGGCTACGTATGCCACGGTGTGGGCATCGATTAAATACAAGGGAGGCAGCGAGAAAGTAACGGATGATCAAGTAGGCAGCACGCAAACGGTGGATTTTACCATCCGTTATAGCACGGATGTAAGCGGCGTGAAGGCATCGCATCGGCTGGTGTACAACAGCCAGAATTATGAAATATTGTACGTGCAGGAGATTGGCCGCAAGGAAGGTTTAATATTGGTGTGTGAACTCCGCAGCGCATGATCGATATTGACGATAAGCAGATGCAACGCGAGCTGAAGAAACTGGCCAAAAAAGTGGCCAAGATTCAGGAACGCATGGACGGCACCAAATCCAAGGAGCTGTTAAAAGCACACAAGGATATTGGCAAGATGTACCACCAGCAGGTGAAGCGCAATATTAAAAATTACCACGAGGATACCGTAGTAAGGAAAAAAGGCAAAGAGTACCCGATCGTGCGCGGCCAGCTTAAAGCATCCATGGGCAACTGGAAGCCAAACAGAAAGAACGTAAACATTGTAGCTGGACCGCGTGCCAACTCACCCATGAAAAAGAAAGTACGCGAAACAGCAAACGGTTGGTTTGCTCACTTCGTTGAGGAATTCGGCACGCAGAACAAAGGCGTATTTGATCGCACGAAAAAACAAGTGATAGGCCAGATGCGGGATAAGCAAGTCAAGCTATACCGCCAAACGATTAAAAACGCTGCAAGATGACAGTCGGAAAAGCCATTTTTTACCTGCTGAACAATTACAGCAACCTAACAGATATTGTTAGCACCCGCATTTATCCGGAAGTGGCAGAGCAGGACGGTGCCAGCCCATTTGTGGTGTACACGATTATCAGCAACAGTCCAAGCGATACCCACAGCGGGCCAAGCCAGTTGGATGTGGCACAGATTGACGTGGTGGCTTATTCCACAAGCTATGCGGAATGCATCGACATTGGTGTGCACGTTCGTGCTGCGTTAGACCGCGTAACAGGGACGTACAATGGCGTGAACGTACAATCGTGCCAGTACACCACGGAGTTGATTGATTTTGACGATTACAGGCGTAGCTATGTAATTACCCAATCCTACGATGTACGGATTAGCAGGACCATTTTTGACATTGCAAGCAGCACACCTATTACTGGCGTGTACTTAGGTCAATTAACGGATGTAACCGACAACGCCACCACAGGCCAAGTAATTAAAAAGCAAGCGGATGGCACGTGGGCCGCAGGTGATGATGCATCCGCTGCATCGTTGCCTGAATTGACAGACGTAAACATTGAAGTCACAGCCAACGCACTGGATCGGCAAGCATTGGTATACGATGAGGCCACAGGCGAATGGATAAGCGATGGTGTTGGGCAAACAGTTATACCAATACGCAACAACTCGCAAACGCAGATTTTAAAAGGCCGCATTGTGGCTTTTGCTGGCACCCAGGGCGACCGCATTTTGGTGGATACTTGGGACAACGCCAGCCCATCGGCCTACATTGTTGGAGTGGTCGATAGTTTGATTGCAGGCGGCGCAGATGGCCATGCGTTTACATATGGCGAGATTCGAAATATCGATACCTCAGCATGGGCACTTAACACCGTTTTGTACGCTGGCACATCGGGAACGTTTACCACCACGCCCAACTCGATGCCAATCGCAACGGTTACACGGGTGCACGAAAACACAGGACGCATTTTTGTGCGCACCTACGTGCCAGGTGATCATTACCGCGACCGCTTCCGAGCAGAAGCGCACGCAGCAGCCACAGCAGGAACAGCAGTAGAAACATATTACACAGCGCAAGCCAACGGAGATGGGTTTTACCAATCGCCTGGCAGTGACGAAGCACGCGATCCAGTAACGGATTTGGTGCGCAGAACGTTGTATTGGAAATCGGGCGCATTTGAAGCAGCATCGGCCACAGGATACAGCAACATAACCGAGTACGACGAAATAACGTACACGCAATTGCTTGGACACATCGACGATGTACTAAACAGCAACAGCGCACCCATTACCATTTGGAGCAAGCGCGAAGAAGCACCACGCTTTGAAGGCATATTAGATACATACACCGATGCAGCGATAGCAATTAGCCTGCGATTGCTTAGCTCCACTTATTCCGGTGCTGCCATTCGCGTGCGCCGATCATCAGACAACACAGAGCAGGACATTGGATTCACAGCAGGTGGAGATTTGGATGTGCAGGCGTTGGCTACTTTCTGTGGTTCCTCAGATGGTTTTATTCGTTGGTGGTATGATCAGAGCGGAAATGGCCGAAATTTTGGCCGCAGCAATACCAATGATCAGGGTAAAATTTATGATGGCACCACAGGCGTAATTTTGCAAAACTCAAAACCTGCCATTTCTCATGCTGGTAATTTTGTGCACTACATGCAATGCGGAGGCCAAAGCACAGCGGATTTCCACACCAATAACAACATTGCTTACAGCGCAGTTGTAGGGAGTGCAACAACAAGTTATTACACAGGTTATTTTCAATTATCCAGCCAGCTTGATATTTACCCGCGTTGGGCGAGCGGAACCCGTCATCAAACACCAACTACCATTGGTCTGGGAACAAGCAGCACAGGCCAATTTCACCACCTTAGTTACCGTGACAATAACAGCGTGGTAATTAGGCACAATGCATCAAACATTGTAGGCGGAACCGACACGGCAAACATTATTACATACAGTGGAATAACTGCCAACATATTGTCTGGTTTTGGTTCATTGATGCAGGAAATAATTATTTTCAATACGGCTATGTCAAGCAGTGCAACAGGAGTGGAAACTAACGTAAACGATTATTACAGCATTTACCCATGAGCCAGTACATAATAGTGTTGCCTGTTGGTTTGCTTACATCCGAAGTCAGAGCCAAAGCCATTGCACGGGAGCTGTACAATATCAGCACGCCCGTAGCCATCCAGCACGATTACCAAAAGGAATCCACAGTGTTTGATGTGATTGTCCATCCGGATGGCGTGCAACATGCCTTGGTTATTCAAACAGATTACATCATTCCAGTGCATGAGCAAGCAAATTTGGAAAAGCTGGTATCGATGTTCCCGGAGCTAACAGATCAGGAACGAGTAACCCTAACAGGATATATCCACACCAATAAAGCATTTCCATTTGGAAACATCGTACCAAGCACAGTAACCGTGAGAGATGCAGAGTACATGCAAGCAAACGGATGGGACGTAACAACAATTGACATTGAACCATGAAGCAATTACTCGCATACTTCGCGGCCATTATCCTGGCCATTTTTATTCTGATCCTTGGACCGCCGATTCATGGGCTGGCTTACATCCTCAACAAGTTCCATGACTGGTTTGAGGAAGCAGCAGAATACACTTCACTTTTATGAATTGCGTACCTTGCAACCATGTTAGTGCAACTTCAAAAGGCTTACAAGGCCGATGGCTTCAATTGGCCAGCTGGCAAGACGGTGGATGTATCCAACAAGTTTGCAGCCAAACTAAAGGCGGGCGGATACTTGGACGCACCCAAACCCAAAGCGGCAACGAAAACCACGAAGAAGCCCACCGAATCCGAACCATCTAACCAAGAATAATCATGGCACAGTCCACCGGCATTATTAATGCATCATCCATCCGGGTATTCCTCGGAACCACCGACGATAGCGAAGTCGTTGTTGATCACGTAACCGAATGCAGCATCAGCATGAGCACCGATATGCGCGACATTACCACTAAGACAAGTGGAGGATGGCGCGAAATCTTGCCAGGCATGAAATCTGCATCCTTATCCTTAAGCGGGTTGTTTGCTGAGGATGCCACAACCAACTACAACCAGTTGGTGGATCATCAAATCGCTGGCGATAAGTTGTACGTAATATTCACAAACACGGGTGCTGGATCATCTGCTAACGCAGGCGATGAGCAGTTTGATGTTGCAGGATACATTACATCTTTGGAGCAGACAGCAGGCACAGAGGACAATGTAACGTTCTCAATGACCATTGAAATTACCGGCACAGTTGTACGTGAAGTAATCGCGTAATAACTTTGCTGCATGGTAAATATCCAGGTTGACGGTGTAACGTACCCGCTCCGAGCCAGCATGAAGGCGTGGCGGGATTTTGAAACGAACACGGGCACACGCATGGCAGATATTGGCGAAGCTGATATTACCAAGGTGCCGGAGCTGCTGTATTACTGTGCTGCTGCGGGAGCACGTAAGGAAGGCAAGGCGTTTGATGTTACCCTCGACGATTGGATGGATGCCATTACCACGGACGATATTATGGACATGCAAGAAGCTATCGGCACCTTGCTGGGCGTAAAAAAAAAGTGACGAGAGCAGAGAGGAGGAAGGCGAGCCGTTAACGTGGGAACAAGTTGAAGCAAAAGGCCTGGGCGTATTACGTCTGGGCCTTTCTGCGTTGTATGATTTGACATTCGAGGAGTTTGGCAATGCCATGCGCGGATTTTACGAGCTGGAGGAACAGAGGCAGCACCAGGAATGGGAGCGCACCCGGTGGTTAGCTATGGTTACAATCCAGCCACATGTAAAACGTGGATCCGTCAAAAAGCCGTCAGATATTGCCACCTTCCCGTGGGAAGAAGAAAAGAAATCCACCACTGATGGATTAAGTATCTTGCGGCAAATGGCTGGTTCATGAAATTAAGTGATCTCGTAGTAGGTATTGGAGCGGATACACGTGGTTTAACACGTGGTTTAAATACTGCACAACGCAAGGTGCGCGATTTCTCACGTGCAATGCAGAGCGCAGGTAAAACCATGAGCGCAAGCATAACCGCACCAGTTGTGGCACTGGGTGCAGCTGCAACAAAGACGGCGGCAAACTTCGAGTTTAGCATGGCCAAGGTGCAGGCGGTTTCAGGATTTACAGCCGACGAGATGCAACGCCTGGAAAAACAGGCAAAGGATTTAGGCGGGAGCACCAGTAAGAGCGCAAGCGATGTAGCACAACTGCAACTCGAGTTGGCCAAGCTGGGTAAAACCAGCACCGAGATTGAAGCAATGACCGAGAGTGTTCTCAGTTTGTCCATTGCATTTGATACGGACCTGGGAGATACTTCGCGTGTGGTTGGTGAATCGCTCAACCAGTTTGGTTTGAACGCTGATCAAGCGGGACGGGTAGCGGATAACATGGCCATCTTGTTTGGCTCATCTGCACTGGACCTTGAGAAATTTGGCACTGCTATGTCGGTGGTGGGTCCAACTGCTGCTGCAATGGGTTTAAGCATTGAAGAAACGGGAGCAGCCATTGGAACGTTAGTGAATGCTGGTGTTGATGCTTCAACAGCTGGCACATCGCTTACCAAAGCCTTAACAACTTTGGCAGCCGAGGGCATGACAGGCAAGCAAGCGATGAACTCGCTGTTTACTGGTTCACTTTCGGTTGCTCAGGGTTTTGAATTTTTTGGTGATCGTGCGGGTAAAATCATTCCAATTCTGCAAAAGAGTGGCGAGAGCATGGCCAACCTTACGCAGAAACAAATTGAAGGCAACGGAGCTGCATTAAAAGCCAGGCAGATATTAGAGAACACAGCGCAAGGCGGATTTGATAAACTCAAAAGCTCATTAGAAGCATTGGCCATTGCGTTTGGTCAAACGTTATTACCGTTGGTGAATCAAGCCACAGCCTTCTTTGCTGGGTTAGCCTCGCAGTTTGCAAGCCTGGACGAGAACACAAAGCGCATGGTAGTGCAGGTGGGCATGGTAGCAGCTGCGATTGGTCCGCTTATGGTTTTGATTCCAAAGATTGCTGGGTTAATTGCTGCCATTGCGTCACCAGTTGGCTTAACCATTGCAGCTGTTGCATTACTTGCCACAGCCATTTACACATTCAGCGATGAGGTAGGGCAAGCTTTGGCACCCGTTATTAATTGGTTTATCTCGCTGTACAACGAGAGCACGATGGTGCGCATTGCCATTGGCCACATTAAAGGCATGGTGAAGGTTGTATTTGATTTCTTTGGGTTTGCCATCAATACAGTAATTGAAGGTTTAAAGGACGTTGGAGCAGTATTAAAAGCTGTATTTACTGGCGATTTGGGAGCTGTGCCAGGTTTGGTATCGGATGCGTTTTCACGAGCTGCGGACCGCATGGCCGAATTTGGCCGCAAAGCTGCGGAGGATTACAAGGCCAGCGTAGAAAACGAACTTGCACGTGATCCAATCGAATTGGTCACACCTGAGAGCATAAGCGAAGGCATTAAATCTCTGGGTGGCCTGCGCGATGCGTTCGATGCTTTGTTTGCTGGTGGTGGTGCTGGTGGTGGTGGTGGAGCTGGTGACGGAGGCAGCAAACGCATGAGCGCAATGGGCAAGAAGATGCAAAATGCTTTGCAGCCCGCGCAACTGATGGCAGGCGGAGGACCAATTGCGGCAATGGCGGATGGCGTAGATTCTGCCATCGGACGCATGGATGAGCGCATCATGGGATTCAAAAACACCATGATGGATATGTACGATGCCTTGTCGCAAGGAGCAGCGCAGTTTGGCAATGAGATGGGCCACGCTTTTGGAGCTATGGCGCAAGGTGCAGAGGATGGCAAGGAGCGCATGAAAGAAGCCACAAAAGGAATCATCAACCAATCGCTGGCAGCTGCGCAGGCATCTATTATTGAGGCCATGATTAACAGCGGCAAGTTTACCGGACCAGCTGCACCCATCGTTATTCCTGCGCTGGTGGCCACGGGTATTGGTTTGGTGCAATCACTATTTAGTGGCATTCCAGCTTTTGCGGACGGTGGTATCGTGAGCGGGCCTACTTTGGGTCTCATGGGCGAGTATCCAGGTGCACGAAGCAACCCGGAGGTGATAGCACCTTTGGACAAATTGCAAGGCATGTTGCAAGCATCACCCGTGGTAGTAACCGGACGGATTAGCGGAAACGATATTCGCCTAAGCAATGACCGCAGCAACCGAAATGCTAAAAGATTCCTGCGCTAATGGCACTAAAGCACACATGCGAGTTTGAGGACATCAACGGAGATGGTTGGTTTATCCAGATCTACGACGAGGATTACGGCGGAGCGACCACGTTTGAGTTTAGCGTGGGTTCCGTTGGGTTTGAATTGACGTGGGAAGGTGACATAAACAACCGGACGGAGCCGATCATACCCAGCCGGGTTACCATTCCATTTATGGTGCAGAATGGCAACGATGAATCACTCATCGACAACCTGGCCACGGGTTACGAGGGCCGTTATTTCATCGAGATTTATTATCGCGATCCAAGCACGCCAGTAATTGGAGCAGCGCATCTTTTTTGGCGTGGTATCCTGCTGCCAGATTTGACGGAGTTTGAGGATGCATATTACCCGCAGGAAGTAAGCCTAACAGCCGTGGACGATTTGGCCAACCTGCAAAACGTGCCTTATTCATTCAGCCCAGAGGCCACAGGTTACGGCAAAATAAAAGGCCACATCGCCAATGCGCTAAACTTGCTTAGGCCGTGGACCATTACAGCCGATGCGCATCGTTACACATTCGCGGATTATTTGCGGGTCAAATACGATGCGACCAACTACACGTCACCATTCATAAACGGTGAACTCAATTTCAACCGATTCAAGGACAGCACGACCAACCCAGCCACGTTTGCCAGCGCATACGATGTACTTAGCAACGTATTAAGCGCGATGGGTGCACGGCTGTACTGGCACGCAGGTATTGCCGACGATTCCGGATTTGTCGTGGACAGTGTGCCCGCACACCAATATGATGAGGATTTGTTGACGGGTTACACGGTGAATAGTTCCGGCACAGCAGTAAGCACCACCGTAACCCGCGATGTGCTGACGTTACCATCTACCAATTACAAAAAAGCAGCAGGTTGGATGCGTGGATACCTTAACCCATTGCAACGGGTGGAGCGCACGTTCGGTTATGGTGGAGCTGGTCCATTTGTCGTGGATCATTTGTACGATTACGTGGATGCCGACAATTATTTGAATGGCACCGACGTTACCGTATTTACAGCTGCGACGATTCATTACCAGCAGGATGTACCAGTATCGTTACGGTTTAAAATGCGAGCGCAAAACACAGCCACAGGCGCATTGAATGCATCAAAGCTGAAAGTAACGGTTATGCTGCGCATGGGCCAGTATTATGCCCGCAGGCCTATTACATACGTTACCAGCTCGCAGTATTACGCACCGGGTGGTGCGATTGGAAGCGTGCCCACGTTTAGTGAAGGTGCAGCCAGTTGGAGCACCACCAGCACCCACAGGTTGGAGTTTGTCAGCCCGCCAATACCTGTGGTGCAGGATAACGATTTGACGTTTGAGTTTGGCATCGATATGCCAGGGTTACCCGCTAATCTGACCAGTGAGGATTGCATCATGAACTTCACCAGCATCTTGTTGTTATCCGATGGCTCGGAAATTACCAGTGGTGCCGTGCATGACATCTACCAAGACGGCATGCAGGAGGTGCGGGAGGTGTACATATATCCGACCAACGTCTACGACATCGGAGGCAACGATGTAACCTTCATTGCAGACAACGACGAAACCAGCGCAAATGAGGTGCTGCAATTGCCTGACGTTGGATTCGCAGATCGCATTGGAGACAAAGCCGGTGGATTTACCGTGGAGGTAAGCGGCACCCGCATGCAGCCGTACCAGTTCCATTCACTGGCAGCCACCGGAACGGATTATAACCTGCACAGCCTTACAGCGCGTGAATGGCTGCTTGGACAATCGCGGAACATACGCAAGCAGCGCGGGACCATTTACGACATTGCCACCAACCCAAGTGGCGTGCCATCGTTGCTGCATACGTTCACGGTGGATACAATTGATTACGCATTGTACACGCTAACATTTCGGGCTGCACAACGTGAATGGGACATCGAGGCACTGGAGCTGGCACGTGCCGGAACCATTACTATGCCATCAAATGGCTTGAGCGGAGCATTACCGGAGGTGCCAGGCTTACCACCGATTTATTCAACCACATTTACCAACGCCGAAGTAAACGACGAAGTGCACAACGACGATGGCGATATTTTAAGCGCATTTTTAAATGGCTAATAACTACATAACCGAACTGGTAAGCGTAACCACAACGGGCAGCAACGTGGTGGTATTTAACGCAGGCGAGAAAAGCATCGTGCGAGATGTGATGATTTACGCCAAAGGCACCACGCCAACCGTTAGCGTGCTGTTTAATGATCGCACCAGCACGTTGGTGGTGGCCAAAGAAACAATGGCAACAGATGCCACGTTTCGACCATTTGCCACTCCATTGGCTGTGCCATTGTCAAGCGAGATAATCGTAAACACGTCAGCAGAGATTAACGTCCTAATTACTTACGTTGAATTTACTTGAGATGGCCGAGAAGATTAACGAAGCAACTGAGGTAACGTTGGATTTGAAAACCATTGGCACGCTGTTGTTTGTGGTGATTTCCGTGAGTTCCATGTGGTTTGCTGTGCAGGCTGACATTGAAGAAGCCAAGCTGTTACCAGAACCGGAGGTAAGCCGGGTGGAGTACGATTTGAAAGACAAGCTCATCCGGGAAACGATTATGAACACGCAGACCCAGGTGCAGGAAAACGGCAAAAAGCTGGATCTAATCGAGCAGCGTTTGTACGAACTAAGCACAGAAGCCAAAAGAAAATGAAACTGCTGGGCTGCATATTGGGTATTGCTTGCTGCGCTATGGCATCGGCGCAGGTGGTGGTAGTGCAGATAAATGCAAAGTGGAACGATGCTAACACACGCACAGATTTGGAGCTGCTGCGCAAATGCGAGTACCGTTATGGATCGCTTGAAGACCAGCACCCGGATTTGCAGCGTACCATAACAGCCGTGCCATTGGTTGTGATTTACCTCAATGATCAGGCCGTGCAACAATGGGCTGCGGATTTATCGTTCAGGCTGGATACTCCATTCCAGGAAATCCAGCAAGTGGTTAACAGTTTACACGAGGAAAAATGAAATTACGTTACTTCAACCTGGATGAGTTTGATTCGCCCGATGAGCCAGGCAGCGGCGAATACATGGATGAAGAATTTTTGCAAATGCTGGACAATGCCCGCCATTATGCAGGCGTTGCATTTAAGATAAACAGCGGATACAGAACACGTGCGCACAATCGCAAGGTTGGTGGCGTCGCTGACAGCTCGCACATGCGCGGGTTTGCAGCCGATATAGCGTGCACAGATTCAAGATCACGCGCATACATTATTGGCGGGTTGTTTGAGGCGGGTTTTAATCGCATCGGCATTGGGCAAACATTTATCCATGCAGACAATGATCCGGAGAAGGCGGAGGATGTAATATGGCATTACTATGGCAAACACTGAAAAGCTGCGCAATACAAAGCTGGGTGAATGGTTCAAAGAGAAAGCACCCGATGTGCTGGCCAGCGTGGGTGAAGTTGTACCCGGTGGCCAAGTATTAAAGGCTGTTGGTGCATTGATTGATGCCACGACCACCAGCGAAACAGAGAAGCAGGAAGCACGCAAGTTGTTGTACGAACTGGAGCAGGCCGACCGAGAAAACGCCCGCAATCGCGAAATAAAGCTCGCAGAGGCCACAGGTGCCCACGATTGGATGCAGCGGGCCGTTGGCCTTACAGGATTGCTTGCGTTCATTTTTACCCTGTGTATGGCCTTTTTAGGGCATATTGAACGCGAAGTGCTGTTTCACATCCTTGGAGTGGTGGAAGGAGTTGCATTAACGATATTTGGTTATTACTTTGGAGGCAGCATAAAGCAGTAGTCCATTGCAAGCAATTTGGTTTTGAACAGAGGCGGCCCACAACGGTGGGCTGCTTTTTTTTACCTAAATCGAAAAAAATTTACCTGTTTTGTTGTTTATTTACCAACGTTGTATAAATTAGCGGCATGGAAAACACACAAACACACAACATGCAGACGTTAAAAATGATGCTAATCGAAGAGTTGGAAACGACCTTCGATTATTTGATCCACGAGGAAAACGATGCAGCCACGTTCGCTGATGAAATCCTCGACATTTACCACAAGCTCACGTTGATGCAATACATGGGCAGCCGTTCCGAGGCATGGTATCTAAACTTTGCGCTGGAGGCATGGCATCACAGTATTGGCAGCAGCCGTGGTGCAGCATTCCTGTACAACTTGGAACGCCAGTACAAAGCATTCCGGTGCACGTTTAAGCTTGGAATGGCATGATTCGGGTACAATCGAGCACATACCCGGAGCCATTGACGTTTAACGAATGGCACCAACATTTGGCCAATGAGCGGGCGAAAATATGGTATGCAAAACTGGGACGGCCAATGCCAGGCAATGAGGATTTAATCGACATTGAGCGCGACTGATGGATCCACACGATTACGATTATCGAGCACCGTGGAACGATGCCGAGCCAGAGCCATTAGGATG